AAGTTAGTCTTGTGTTTTGATCTGAAAGTTTTTCTTGAGCTGTAGTTAAATCTCTTTGAAGATTTATTATTTTATTTTGATTGTCGTTGATTGTGTCTGTTAGATTGACAATATACTTAACGCCAGTAAACGTCCCGAAGAGAACGGATGCTATGACAGGTACTAATACAAAATTCTTTTTGAATAACTCTGCAATGTTCATAATTTAATCTCCTCATTTCTTCTCCTCAATTTCATAGAAGAAGTTATCTGTGTCTTCTGTTTTCCATGCTCCGGTATCTTCTACATTCCAGTTATTAGTTTGTACTTTCCAGTCAGGAATATTGTCCTTAACTGTGAATGAAGGCAGATCCCATATACATCTGTTGTTTGGCTGAGCCGCATAGTTGCCATTTTCTAACGCAATTATGTGAGCGCACTTATGTTCGTGCGGAATTTCTGAATGATCAGAATTTAGTATATTAGCATCTGGATGTCCCCAGTCAATGGTAAATAAATACTTACCATGGTACCATTTTTTATCTTTACCAATGTATTTGCCGGATGCAGCGTTTAAAATATCCCAATTAGTAACAGCAGGGTAATAAGAAAAACTATTCCACAATTCCAGTTCATCAAGTCTTTGAGTCGGAACAGACTTGGGGTCATGACCACGTTGAATAAAAGCCGATATGGGTACACGATAAAAGATAGCACCGTTTTCCATGATGGCATGGAATAGTATTGCACGTCCTGTAAGAGATGTAATGCCGAAGATAATACATTCTTCAACTTCGCCATGATGTTTTTTAAAGTCATATAAATACTCCTTTTTTATTTGCGCGTATTGTATAGGAATATTTGCATTTAAGTAAGCCATAAATTAACCTTTTATTGCGCCCCAATTAGGACCTGATTCGTAATCTACTTTGTTTGGTACTTCCAAGTCAACAGCAGATTCCATAATATCTTTTATTTTTTGAGCATGTTCTGGACTCTCAACAGATATATCAAGTTCATCATGCACTTGTATATGAGGTATAATGCCTTCCTTATATAAATCTATCATAGCTTTTTTTGTCATGTCAGCTGCTGATCCTTGTATTAATTTGTTTAAAGCTTTGTATGTAAATGCTCGTTTAATTCCTGGTCCGTGTTCCAGGAGCGCTGCGTCATGCGGCAAGGACTTATGTATTCCAAACTGATTTGGTTCCCACAAATGGAACCTACACAATCGTCCAAGTAAAGTTCTAACTTTACCAACGCTTTGTGCTCTTTGACTTACGTTATCCATAAGTTGTTTTACGAACGGAACCTTGTCATGATATTGTCTAAACAAAGCATCTGATTTATCTTTAGATATACCAAGCTCTGCCTGTAATTTATTTTTACCCATACCATAAAACAACCCTAAGTTAATTGTTTTAGCTTGAGTTCTAGGTATGTCTGCCATTTCAGCAACGATAGTATGGAAGTCTGCATCTCCATCTCGATATGCTTCTAACACTTCTTCAACACCATAGAGATTTTGTAAAGCTGAATAATGTACTACCAACCTAGGCTCTTGCTGTGAATAGTCAAAACAACCCCATGTATGGCCTTTCTCAGGTATAAATAGAGCCCTAATCCGTGGTCCAAGGTCTTTGTTTCTAGCAGGTATTTGCTGTAAATTTGGGTTTGAGTATGAGAATCTACCGGTCACAGTTCCGCCATTATCGGACCTAAGTTGATTAATATCCGCATGAATTCTACCTTTATGTGAGTGTTTTAATATGGTATCAATGAACGTAGTATGAGCCTTATTAATCTCTCTAGCCTGTGCAATCTTATTCACCAACGGGTGAGGATGATTTTGCAAAAAGTTTTTAGTAAAGGATGGTGCATGTGATTTTTCAGTTCTATCGTAGTCTAAATTTAGTTTATCAAAAACTTGAGCAATGGATCTTGCGGCCCATATTTGAGTGTCTATTCCTGTTTCTTTTCGTACTGCTTGGATCAATATATCTTCTTGTGATGCTAGGTCTTTCTTTAGGATATGAGCTCCTTCAACGTCGACGCACACACCTTTAAATTTCATATCAACTAAACAAGGAAACAATTCTGTTTCCATATCCATAATAGAATTTATATCTTGGTGATCTATTTCTTTTTTAAGTTCTTTCCAAAGGTCTAATGTAACCGATGCGTCTTGTTCTGCATACGCACCTACATAAATGGCAGGTAGTTTATACATTTCTGCCTTGGCGTCAACACCCCAATCTTTTGCAGCTGCATATAAATCACTTTCATTCTTACCTTTTCCAGTGTATCTTTTAGCACAATTGTTTAAATCATAACGCATTTGATTTTCATCAACTAAAGCCGATGCAATCATTGTATCGATTATTTTACCGTTAATATTTAAACCTAAATGTCTAATCCAAGCAACGTCATACATGGCGTTGTGAAAGATTTTAGCTGATGGTAAGTTTAATACTTCTTTGAACCATTCTAATACTTTTTTACGATCCATGTTGCCACCACCTTCGTGAGCAATAGGATAATATCCACGCCAACCTTCAACAGCTACCGCAATCCCTACCACATCTCCATTACCTGATACTGAACCGGAACCCATCTTCATTAAATCTGGATCTTTAGTTTCTAAGTCAATTGCAATCTCATCGTGTTTTGATAAGTCTGGAAAATTTTCTGGTGGTAGCCATTCAGTCTGTGCTGAAAATAGTGGTATTTGCATTATTTTTTATCCTTTAATTTTAATATTTCTAAATCACAATAGTGTTTAATTTTTTCTAAATCTTGTATGCCTGCCTTATTTTTATATCTGCAAACATATTTAATTACATTGCCTTGAAAAAACGAAAGATCATTCTTTGAAATAAATTCATAAGGTTGAATGTTAAATTTCTTGTAATGAGATCCTCCAATTTGTTTATCTTGTGGAAAAGAATCCACAAATAGATCTTTATTTGTCATAGTATATATCCTTTTTCATATTTTTTTGGTTCAACAATATGTAAGTTTTCTTTTGTTCTAGTTGCACCTACATAAAATAATCTATTTTCATCGTCTGGATTTCTTTCATAACCTTTCATAGTATTTTCAGTAAGGTCGGTCATCAATACAACGTTAGTTGCTTCACCACCTTTAGCTGCATGTATTGTAGACAGTTCTATTCTTGGTTTCTCGTTTAGTTTTTCTCCATTCTTTCTCATCTTACGTAAATAGTTTACTCTAGTCTGTCCTGCATTGTCAAATGCCTCATACCAAACAACGTTTGTTTTTAATCCAAAGTCAGTTTGTAATGATTCTAAACTATGAAAAGAACCTTTAGTCATACCTAACAATTTATTTTTTTCCCAGTTTTTTGGACTCATGTGTTTAGATATTTTATCTATTTGTTTATAATCTAATGGCACACCTTTACGTAAGTTTTCCCAATTAACTGCCGCATCTTGTATATCTCTTTCATAACTTCTTTTGTATTTATTAGAGTAATACAAACCTTTTCTGTATAAAGATTCTTCAATGTCATTAAGCATGTGTCTAGTTCTGCTTAACACCAACCAATCTCCTGAAGTCATGTCAATACTTTCTACATCAAAATGTCTTTGTAAAGTTCCTTCGTTAACTTTTGGTTGCCATGTTTTGTTAATTCTATTTTTGATTTTACCTATAATGTTCATAGCTAAGTTGTGCACTCTAGCCGGTATTCTGTAAGACTGTGTTAGTGGATAGTAATCACCTTTTAAAGTTATAAAAGAATCTACATCTGCACCAGCCCATCTAAATATAGCTTGATCATCATCACCCGCTATAAAAGAATCTGTTGTTTTATTCCAAATAGATCTTGTCATGTCCCATTGCATCAAAGATAAATCTTGTGCTTCATCTATAAACACTACATCAAACTTTGGTGATAGATCTGACTTTACAAAATCTAAAATCATGTCGTTAAAATCTATTAAGTTATATTCTTTTTTGTACCTTATTAATTCATTAGCTATAATTCTAAGTTGATCTCTCTCCAGGTCCTGAGTGTGTTCAGCTAAATCAAACTGTTGTTCTGGTGTAATATTTCTTAGCTGTGCAAGTTGTATAATTCTTAGGTACTCACTATCTGATGTAAAAATACCACCCTGGTCTTCCTGGTAATCTGCGTATGTTACTGGGAACCCTAACTTTTTTCCAAGATCTTTATAGTGTCTCGGTTGCATGACCTGATCTTTTTTCAATCCTAATTTTCTAAAAGCAAGTGAGTGTAGGGTTCTAAAGTATGGCAGATCATCCTCACCTAAATTAAAATCTCTCATGGCTCTGTCTCTTGCTTCGTGAGCCGCCTTCTGTGTAAATGCAAAGTAACCTATTTTATCTGGGTCTGTATTTTTTAAATATGAATCTACTTTCTTTAACAAAGTTGTTGTCTTACCCGTACCTGGTGGTCCTAATACAATTGTTCTCATATTTTTCTAGTTTTTGAATAAAACTCTCCAATTAATTTTTGTACTTCTGCAGTATCTGCTCTAGTACCACTATTATTTTGTGATGTTGTAGCCCATCTAAGATTATGAAGTTGATAGTTGTCCTTACTTCTATCAATATGGTCACCTACCCAATTAAATTTTTTGTTATAAAAATCATCTGGAAGAGGAAAGAAAGCTAATAAAGATAATCTATGCATTTTAGACAAGAAAGGTTTTTTATCAGTGCTAAGAGAAATTTTTGGATACATATCTGTTGCAGCTGCCTTTGGTATTAAAATTTTTCCAGTAAATTGATCTTGAACATAGGGAAAAACTTTTCCTAGTTCAGGATGGTATGTACTATATCCTCCAGTTTTAAATATAAAATATTTTCCAACAGGAATATTTTTGTATTGAAGATCTCCATCTCCATATTTTGTTCTAGCAGGATCATCAGGAAGTGTAGATAAATCTACGTAATCAACGTTTTTAATTTTAGGTTTATCATCTTCAAATAAACATAATTGTTCCATTATCATTAAAATATATCCTTAGGTTTTAATTCTTTTTGATTGTATTCATCAATTCTTTTGTCAAATTGTTTGACTACAAATACAGATATTCTTTCCTTACCAATACGTTTATCATCACAGTTGCAGGCTTCTTTTAACATTTGTGCGGTGCGCTGATAGTTTATGTCCCAACGTTTTCTAATTAAAAATTGATTGTAAAATCTATCAAATACAAAATGGTGGTTACCTTCGTTGGTCCATACACCACCTTTTTTAAGATCGTTTTTATCTGTAGATACTTGTCTGTTTAAACAATACTCTTCTAAATGATTTTTTAATTGATCTTGTGTAGTCACACCTTCTGGTGCTTCTACAGGTTCGTGGTTCTTCATCAGTGGATTTATTATCATGTCCCAGTCTTTAGGTTTTACTGTAGGTGGTTTAAAGTCTAGTTGTTCCATACATGCTTCCTGGAATAGACTTTGTTGTTTTAAAAATTTTACATTCTCCAGGTGTAGTCGTTCACCATCTACGTTTAGATAGTAATATGGTTTTTCTAATT